CGCAGAGTACGACGCCTGGAAATTCAGGCGGATATGTTCCTGAAGATGCTCAAGGCCATGGACGGTAAGGTGCGAGTGCAGGTCCGTGGCGTTCCAGCGGATGCACGAACGGTCGGTCTGACATTCGATGATCGCTTCAACACGGTAGTGCTGTACGTCGAGTCGGAAACGTTCGATGAAGTGTTCGGTGGAGCTCCGCCAGAGGTGTTGCACCCGGAGTTCCTGATCCTTCACGACTGATGCCGGTCTACGTCAACTCTCAGAGCGCTGACGACGTGCTAATGGGCACGTTCCTGAGACTGAAGGCGAGGCACGCTCCAGAAAACCCGGTACAAAGCCGGTACAGACTCGATCCGGTGTCCTGGGTTCGTGAGAAGCTCGGGATGAACCCCTACCCGAAGCAGCAGGCGATCCTCCAGGCAGTAGCGGATCATCCGCGTGTAGCCGTGGTCGGAGCAAACGGCATGGGCAAGGACTACACGTCCGGACGGATCGTGCTGTGGTGGCAGTCAACTCACAAGCCGGCTAAGACGGTCGTGATCGGTCCGTCCCACCGCCAGGTGTCGGATGTGGTCTGGAGGGAAACCCGCTCCGCGTTCAACACAGCGAGGGCTCCGCTGCTCGGCCACATGCTGAGCAGCGCTGCTCGGTGGGAGCAGGGCGACGACCAGTTCGCCGTAGGCTTTGCGACGAACGATCCGTACAACATTCAGGGCTTCCACTCACCGAACCTGCTGGTGATTATCACGGAGGCTCACAACGTCCCTCAGCCGCACATCGACGCCATCAAGCGGCTGAATCCGACCAGGATGCTCCTCACCGGTAACCCGTTCGCCTCCGCCGGAGAGTTCTTCGACGCCTTCAACACCAAGGCAGACATGTATCACAGCATCCACATCAGCGGAATGGACAGTCCGAACGTGATCGAAGGGCGAGAGGTTGTCCCTGGACTGCTGACGCTGGAGCAGATCGAAACGGCCAAGCGGGATTGGGGCGAGGAGTCTCCGATGTTCCGCGCGTATGCCTATGGAGAGTTTGCGGACTCCGATGAGGGCGTGGTGCCGCTCTCGTGGGCGGTTGCCTGTCGCGACCTTCCGCTGAATGGCTACGTGCCAAACGAGCTTGGCGTAGACGTTGGAGCCGGTGGCGACGACACGTCCATTCGCCATCGCCTCGGACGCCGTGCTGGACGGAAGTGGAGCGGCAAGACGCCGAACCCCGAGGACGCCTGTTCGATGGTGGTCCAGGCGATTGATGCGACCGGCGCGACGAAGGTCAAGGTGGACGAGATCGGCGTTGGTTGGGCACTGGTCGGCATGATCCGCCGCGAGCGTCCTGGAGTTGACGTAGTGGGCGTGAACGTCGCGGAGAAGTCCACGGACAGCATGTTTCCGATTCTGCGCGATCAGTTGTGGTGGGAGGTTGGCCGCGAGCTTTCCAGGACGCAAGCCTGGGACTTGACGGAGTGTGACGCGGCGACTATCGCGCAGTTGACTGCTCCGACGTTCAAGCGGACGTTAGGCAACCAGATCAAGATTGAGTCGAAGTCGGAAACGAAGAAGCGGTTGAGCCGCAGTCCCGACGACGCGGACGCATTGCTGCTGGCGTTCTACGAAGCGCCGGGGATCGGAGTCTGGAGCTTGTGAGAAGTTTCGAGGACGCGGCAGCTATCGCTAGCTGGCTGATTGCTGCTGAGTACCCTGACACAAAGCTCGCCCTGGAGAAGGCGGAGCAAGTCGCGTGGGAGCAGTACAAGTGGATGCTGCGCGGCACAACTCCCCGCCAATTCTTCACGATGGCCTGGAGCGCCGGCATCAACCAGGCCATGAACGATCCCAACATTGTGAAGATGGCTACGAACCTGGAGAACTTCCTGAGAGACCGGTTGGACGAGTCGTGAGCCGTCCGAAGCTGTCGGTCTGCATGATTGCCCGCGACGAGGAGGCGTTGCTGCCTGGAGCGCTGGAGAGCGTGACTGTTCTGGCGGACGAGATCATCGTGGCAGTTGACGACAGGACCACAGACCGTACGGAGTCAATTGCGCGTGGGTACGGAGCACGGGTACGACGTTTCACGTGGAACGATAGCTTTGCGGAGGCTCGCAATCTGAGCCTCGATGCGGCACGCCGCGACTGGATTCTGGTGATCGACGCGGATGACCGTCTGACGCCACTCGGCCACAGCATTATCCTCGAAGCGCTCCGCCGGCAAGCAGGTATCGACGGTTACGCATTCCAGATCGAGGAGCTAACGCTGCTCGGGCGAAGCATGGCGGTCCAGTGGACGAGCGTGCGCCTGTTCCCGAACCAACACAGCCTCCGCTACATGGGACGAGTGCACGAGCAGATACTCCGCGCCGGCAAACCGCTGAAGCTCGTTGCCAGAGTCGATGGTGTGGCGATTCGCCATGTTGGCTACGATCCGCTGCTGTACGTTCAGCGAGACAAGCGGACGCGGAACCTGGAGCTTCTCCAGCGGGAGCTTATGGATCGCCCCGGACATCCGTACCTGCTGTACCAGCTAGCGCTCATGTACGCGGCGGAAGATCATGAACTGGCTGTTGCGTATGCCGGCCAGGCGCTGAGCGTCGGTGCCGGTCTGTATCCGGAGCAGGTTGCGGACTTGGAGGCATTATGCGCGTAAACATCCTGATCATTGTGCTGTGGCTAGCTCTGGCTCCACCGGCGTACGGACAGTCCGCAGACTGCTCCGCTGATGCATCACCGGCTCTACAACAGAAGATCGACGCCTGGCTCACTACGGGCGGAACCCTGCACTTTCCGGCAGGCTGCTACCGGCTGAGCCATACGCTCCGCTTTGCTCATGCGGACGGCTCGCCGGTGTTCGGCAACATCGAAGGCGACGGTCCAGAGGTAACCCGGTTTGTCGCAGACGCAGGCATCGGCCAAGCGCTCCGCTTCGAGGACTGGTGGCTTGGCAGCATGTCAGGCTTCAGCGTCCAGGGATCACGGAACGGAGTAACCAACCCTGACAACACCGGTGACGCGGGCATTGTGTTTGCCGCGCGGCATCAAGACCTCGGCACCTGCTGTGGCACGGTTGAGAACGTCACATCGTCCGGCTTTGCCCGCTGCTGGCTGATGGGCGAGGATGCGCCTCCGTTTCCCGCCGCTGCGGAGTTTGTGCTGACCAACGTCGGAGGTAACTACTGCGGCGATGGTTTCAGCTTTGCCTCCTACAACACGCTCGATTTCGTATTCCAGAAGGCAGGCTTCACCAATACTGGCACGGCGTTCCATACGATCTTCGGTGGACCCGGCCAACTTACCTTTGTCGGCGGAGGCTCGACTAACAACGCGACCGAGTTGAACACCCGAGGCGACTGCACCACGGTGTACATGACTGAGTACCGGGCGGAGCAGACGACCAGTATTCCAGTGCTGGCCGGCGGCTGTCCTGGTCAGAAGCTCACCATCATCAACTCGCAGCTTTCGGCGCGCTCCGACTATGTACCGGTGAGCATTCAACTCGACAATGGCGATACGCAGGTAGCGCTCATCGGCAACACGCTCATCGGCCAGGTCCAGATGGTGCAGGGTACGCAGACGGTGTATGCGTATGGAAACACGATCCTGACGCAGAACGGGCTTCCGCCGTTTGGGTTCAGTGATCCTAACTGCTGCGGAACCATGCGCCTCTACACGGCAGGCAATCGGAACGCGCAGAGCGTAGCTGGCTCCTGGCCGACCGACTGGTGGCCCGACAATCTCCAGGGCATGTGGCTGTTCCCGCCCAACAGCGATGCCTCGCACCAAAACCCGACCCCGACCCCGATACCTGCTACGACAGCCACAGCGGCACCTACGGCGCAGCCTACGGCTCTCCCGCCCACGCGCACGCCCATACCTACCACGGCCACGCCGATACCGCTCACGGCCACGCCAGGAGCCTCTCCGACGACCTGTTCGCAAGACGTGAGCGTGACGGCTGCCAAGTCGGGCGAAACGGCTGACTCAGTGAGTGTCGATCTGCACCTCGACATTCCTGTTTGCCAGTAGTATTTCCGTAAAGTCCCGCAAGACGAACCGTAGAGGAGGAGTTGGCTCTATGAACGTACGTCGCGTACTGGTTTCAGTAATGGTCAGCCTGAGCGTGCTGGCCGTGATTCTGCCGGTCTCGACTACGCAAGCCGTGGCTGCGTTTGTTCAGGTCGCTGCCGCGACGCCGCAGAGTCCGTCTGCATCCGTATCAGCGACGTACAGTCAGGCTCAGTCCGCCGGTAACACGAACGTGGTAGCCGTGGGATGGAACGATCAGACCTCCAGCATCAGCGCAGTCACCGACACGGCAGGCAACACGTACGTCCTGGCGGTAGCCACGGCGCGCGGTCAAGGCCTGAGTCAGGCAATTTACTATTCTCAGGGCATCAAGGCGGGAGCCGGTAACAAAGTCACCGCCACATTCTCGTCTGCAGCGAACATCGTTGATCTGCGAATCGCGGAATACAGTGGCCTGGGTGGTGGGCTGGACGGCTCCGCCTCGGGCAATGGAACTTCAGGTACAGCGTCGAGCGGCTCGTTTACGACAACGAACGCCAACGATCTGATAGTCGGAGCCGGCATGACGGTCGGAGTGTTCACCGGGGCTGGCAGCGGATTTACCTTGCGCATCATTACCTCGCCGGATGCCGACAATGTTGAGGATCGCTCCGTCGCTGCAACAGGCTCCTACGCGGCCACAGCGCCCGTCAGCGGAGGCTGGCTCATGCAAGCCGTGGCGTTCAAGCTGGTGGCATCAGGAACACCGACACCGACGAACACGCCTGCTCCGACAAGCACAGCGACCAATACACCATCGCCATTACCGACACCAACAGGCTCCGCAACCTATCCGCTCAGTGCAAACGGCAGGGTGCTGGTCGATGCCAATGGAGCACCGTTTCTGGTCGCTGGAGACTCGCCACAGTCCTTGATCGGGAATATCACGCTAACGCAATCTGAGGCGTATTTTGCTGATCGTCAGGCTCAGGGATTCAACGCGGTCTGGATCAACCTGCTGTGCGCGAGCTACACGTACTGCAACAGCGACGCCTCAACGGTTGATGGCCTGCACCCGTTCAACACGCCGAATGATATTTCGACGCCGAACTCCGCCTACTTTGCGAAGGTCGATCAGGTGCTGCAGCAGGCAGCAAACCACGGAATTGTGGTTTTCCTCGATCCAGCGGAGACAGGTAGCTTTGAATCTGTGCTGGTGTCGAATGGAGCGACCAAGGCATACAACTACGGTGTATTCCTGGGACAGCGCTACAGGAATCAGCCGAACATCATCTGGCAGTCGGGTAACGATTACAACGATTGGGCGAACACGTCGAAAGACAACATCGTCAAGGCTGTCGCACAGGGAATCAAAGACAACGATCCCAACCACCTGCACACGATTGAGTTGGGGCTGTATCACAGCACGTCGTCGGACAATACCAATTGGGCATCGTTACTCGGGATGAACGCAGCCTACACGTACTACCCGGTCTACGATGAAGTGCTGAAGGCGTACAACGCGGCGGCGATGCCGGTGTATCTCGTGGAAGGCAACTACGAGTTCGAAAACAACACGGGCATGGACCCCGGCTCCACCTCCACGCTCAGGCGGCAGTTGTACTGGACTATGACCAGCGGAGGTGTTGGTCAGATTTACGGCAACCTGTACAGCGTGCGGTTCCAGGCTAACTGGCAAACGAACCTCGATACGCCAGGAGCGGCGCAGCAGCGCGTCGGAACCACGTTTTTGAGGTCGATCCCCTGGTGGACGCTTGTGCCGGACCAGTCGCATCAGATGCTGACTGGCGGATTCGGGACGTACAACGGTGAAGGCTTCGGTGAGATGGACACCGACAACTACGCAACAGCCGCGCAGAGTGCCGATAAAACGCTCGGTCTGATCTACGCACCTGTCTCAACAGGGTTGGTGGTCAACCTGGCGACGTTCTCTGGCCAGGTTCAGGCGACATGGTTTGACCCGGTTGCCGGAACCACGACCTCCGCTGGATCGTTCGCCAATACGGGTTCACATACCTTCACGACACCGGGAGGGCACTCGGACGGATCGGATTGGCTCCTGTTGCTCCAGGTCACCGGTTCTGCGCCCACGGCAACGCCTGTGCCGGCTACACCTACGCCAGTACCTCCGACTGCTACCACGGTCCCTCCGACCAGCACGCCGGTGCCTCCCACCTCGACGCCGCTACCGACCAGCACGCCGGTAATTGAGCCGACTGCCACGCCAACGGTAGCCCGGTGTCGCGTACAGGTCAGCATTGACGGTGGACCCCTCCAGTTGATTGCTGCGCCAGATAGCTTCTGTGGGTTATAGGAACATGCGCATGTCTCGCTTGAATCGCCGGGTACTCTCGATTGCCGTATCGCTGGTTGTCTCGGTGTTGCTTGTGTCCATGCCGACAGTCATGGCTCAGGCTCCGGTGCGCGAAGCCATGTCGAACATGAACATGGCTGTGACTGGCACATTCCCGCCCGATCCCGCCGCGTGTGCGGCTATGCCTGGTGGAGGTGCGATCCCAACCGGGCAGGCGAATCCACCCGGCTCGGAGTCGGAGCCAATGGCACCCATCTGGTGCTTCCCACTGGCAGCACCGGTTGCTCCGACTCGCGTGAGTGGCGCGAATGATTGGGTGGACACGTTTACAGGTGTCACCAACATGGGTCGCTTCAACGATGGCGACTACGACTACCGCGTGTTCGACAACATCAAGAGTTCCGGGAATCCAGCGCCATTCAAAACGCAGCATTTCACGAATAACAATCACTGGATGGACGACAACTCCGGCGGGCAGCTTGGCGGAACGATGATTCGCCCAAACCGCTCGTTCAAGTTCGAGAACGGAAAAATCGTGGTTGAAGCTGACGTTGCCGCCGGTATTACCGGCTACGTCGGTGCCAACGGAGGCGACACCGCCTGGGTAGAGATGGAGGTAAGCGCGGCTCCGTCGCCGTTCAATAACCCTGTCACCGACAACCTCTACGCCTATGGTCGCTTCGGAGGCTTCGACACGGTTGGCTGTCGGCTGAATCCAGGTGGCGCACCAATCTGTTCCTACGAGGCCGCGCGGGGGCGGACGGCAACCGGCACCGAGGGACTCTATCCGTGCTTCGATGCGGAGCCGGCCAGGCTGTACGAAATCTCTTGGTTCGAGCAGTGCGGCACGATCCACAGCGGAGGACTCCGAAGCGGCTCCTCCTCGCCATGGCGTCAGTGCAGCAGTGCCTCTCAAGTACCCGACATGATGTGCCGAGATCGCTTCCGCATGGAGCTAACCAAGGACAGCCTGACGCTGTATGTCAACGGCTTCAAATACTTTCAGGACGCCAACATGCCATCGAAGGCGTGGTTACCCGACAACGTGGTGAACGGGACGACGCCAGTCTACCTATACCTATCGGATTGGGAGGATAACCCCGACCAACCCGCGTACCGATTCCACTGGCAGCGCATCGCGGTCAACCCGCACAACCCGGACGGAACGGTAGCGGCTCCGTCCGCAGCGCCATCGTTCTGCTTGGGTCAGCCTAACAACACCTGTCCGATGGGCGCTCCGACGAGCACGCCGGTCGCCACAGCGACACGTACGCCAGTACCCTCCACGTCAACTCCAGTTCCCCCGACCAGTACTGCCGTGCCACCAACGGCTACGGCCATCCCTCCGACGTCTACCCCGGTGGCATCGACATCAACGCCAGTCCCGGCCACGGCAACACCTACCACGGTTGCGCGGTGCCGCATCGTGGCCAGCATTGATGGTGCTGATCTGACTCTGATCGACGCGCCAAATTCCGTGTGCGGCTTGCCTTAGCGAAGCCCCATCCACTTTAGATTGCTCAGGGTTAGAGGACGCGACCGATGGACGGAAAGAAAAAGCCGAAAGAAGCAGACATGGACAAGCTCGTCAAGGGATGGAGTGCCCCTTGTAAGCATCCGAAGCGCAAACCTAAACCAGAGGGCACACCGTAGATGGCTACTATTCAGTTCAACAACGGCAACCCTTTCAGTGTTGGTCCGGCTGGCGTCCACAGCGCCAGCCGGACCCTGCCCAACGGCGTGTCCCAGGTCACCGTGCAGGTGCTCGATCCTGTCGGTGATTGGGTTGACCCAACCAACGCTGGCGGCACGTTCATCTTCGGTGTCGAGTTCAGCACCGACGGCGGTTCGACCTGGCAAACATTAGCCAGCAACGGCGTGGGCGAAGCGGTCGGATCAACCTTCAAGGGAAACTTGCCAGCCGTGGGCATCGTGGGCGACGACCTGGCTGTCGCCCACGGGCAGCCGTGCCGTGCGTTTGCCTCGTGCACACCACAGACGATCACCATTGCCGCGCAAGCCATCGTCACGTAAATGGCGGCTACGTTCGTCAAGTGCACTGAGATACGAGGTACTTCTGGGTCTGCTTCTGGCTCAGTGTCATCGACTGCTGGCAATCAGCTCATAGCCGTTGTCACGATCTTCGGTCCAGGCCCCAACACGATGACGTCAGTCAGCGGTGGCGGCACCTGGGTCACGAACTTCAACGGCTCAACGAACAGCCTGGCGATGAAGGTCGGGTTCGCATCATGCACGAGTGCTACGGGCGGCGCGCAGACGATCACGTCTACGTGGGGCGCGGGTTCTGGCATGACGACGTTCATCCTCGAATTCAGCGGCCTGCAACCCAGCCCGATCTATGAAGGCAATGGCACGACCAATGCCGGCACCGGCACGACGATTAGCACCGGCGCGCTGAGCAATACCCAGGCCGACGCCGTCAAAGTGGCCGGTGGTGCCATCGACACCGGCACCAATAACGCCTGGTCGAGCACTGGTTCCGGTTGGACGTTGCCGACTAATGGCTCAGAACCAGATGGCACCGCTTGGTTGGTTGCTGCCTGTGCGTACAAGATTCTGTCCGTAGCGCAATCCGACACGGAGACGTGGAGCCGCACCGGCTCCAGCGTCGGATGGGATGCGCAGATCGGGACATACCTCGTGGCGGCGGATTTACCACCTGGACTCGGACCAGGCGTTGCGATGGACGAAGTAGCGCTGAACATGCAGTCGCAGATTGCGATGATGCGCTGACCCCGAAACGGGGTCACGGGGATTGCCGGTTTACCGGCACCGGGAACATTGAGAAGGTATGGAACACTGCAACTGCTGCGGATGGCCGCTGAACGAGGAGCATGACTTCAACATCCACTGTGCTGTAGCCAACGCGGCGAATGACCAGTTGGAAGCGGAGGCTCGCGAGGCGATGAAGCTGCCAACCACACCCGATATGGAAGCTGGCTTCGCCCGCGCTCAGGAGGTTGTGGCGGAAACTCTCGCCTATATGCGGTTCGTCCGCGACCTTCATCCGTAGCGACGTACGAACTCATCCCGTACAATCGGACAGCGTGGCACCACGAGCCATTCTGGATGAGGATGAGACCCGGCTCCTAACTGGAATCGGCGTTGCTACGGTCCTATCGACGCTCCTCGTGCTGTGGACTCTCCTGATAGTGGGCCTGGGACTCGGGCTTGCGTTCAGGGTATTCCATCTCGTCGGAGGATGATGTCGTGGAATTGAAGGCTTGGGCAACAGTCGCAAACCTGATTGCGCTCCTGGTTCTGATCGGAGCGTTCGTTCTTGCGCTCATGGGCAGGATGGACGCGACGACAGCGCTGATGATTGGCGGACTCGCCGTAGCGGTGGTCCTGGACTAACCCGTGGGGCTGCTCACGGCTAGTCTCCGCGCACTGTGGCCGCAGGAGCGGAAGGCAGATGCGATTGCCGCTGCGGTTCCGTCGTGGGAGGCTGGCCGTCCGCAGCAGCAGCACTGGAGCTACGAGCGTGCGGCTCGCGAAGGCTACCGCCTGGACGAGTACGTGTTCGCCTGTGTGGACTTCCGCCAGAACGCGATGGGCGAGGCTCCGATCTGCGCTTACACGGCAGCGGAGGAGAAGCTGACCGACTATCAAAACGATGGCGTCACGCTCCTCAATCATCCGAATCCTTACATGGGGCGCTCGAAGCTCTGGAAAATCACCGGCCTGCACCTGGACCTGGCTGGTGATGCCTACTGGCACAAAGTCCGCTCCGGTGCAGGCAAGGTGGTCGAACTCTGGCCGCTCCGCCCTGATCGGATGACCATTGTTCCGAGTGACACTGACTACGTGGCTGGCTACATCTACAAAATCGGAGACAAGACGTTCGCCCTGGCAGAGGACGACGTTATTCACTTCCAGGAAACGCCGAATCCACTGAGCGACTACTACGGTATGAGTCGCATCGAGATTCTGGCCGCGCGTATCGACCTTGACATAGCACAGCGAGTGCTCATTGCGGCATTCTTCAACAATGCTGGTGTTCCGTTCGGGATGATCAACATTGAACGGAAGATCAATACCGAGGAGGAGCGCAAGTCGATCCGCCAGCAGTTTTACCGAGACTTCGGTGGAGCCAACGCCTTCCGAGTTGGCGTGATCGACGGAAGCACCGCAAGCTACACGCCGATGGGAATGCCACTTGGCTCTCCAGGTGTCGCGATGCCGGAGATTGATGAAATGACGGAGGCGCGTATCTGCGCCGTGTTTGGCCTGCAACCCTCACTGATTGCGACACGGCTCGGCATGTCAAGCTCCAGCTACGCCAACCGGGTGAGCGACCGAGAGTTCTTCTGGGAGCAGACGCAGGTTCCGCGCTACCGTGACAACGACGACACGCTCACCGCAGCGCTACAGCCGGACTTTCCTGAAATCATCCGCTTCGAGCACGACCTGACCAAGGTCAAGGCACTCCAGGAGGACGAGGACAAGAAGCACGCTCGCATCCGCGACGACTGGAAGGCCGGCCTGGTGATCTGGACGAGAGCCGTGGAGGACATAGGTGGCGACCCTGAGGAGGAAGGGATGGTCATGTTGCAGAACACCAGCGTCCCGACCTGGACCTCCGACCTGACCGAAAAGCCTGAGCCTGTCGAGGAGCCAACTCCGCAGGCTGCTCCTAACGGACAGCAGATGCCGTCTGACCAGATGCCTGAGATGCCTGACGGCCAGCCTCAGCCTGCTGGACGGTCGAACGGAGTAGCTCACTGATGATCGTGCATGTGACGCAGGAACAGATTGAGCGAGGCGACAAGTGGGATCGGACTGGACCTATCGCGCTAGCTCTGGCGGAGGAGCACGGCTGGAACATTGCGTGGGTAGTGTGGCCGAATGTGGCTGAGTACGACCCGCAGTCGCACAAACTCAAGCGGTTTGGCCGGATGCCACTTTGGGTACAGGAGTGGCTCCAGAAGAAGGAGCAGGGCACACCGGTCGAGCCGATTGAGTTTGAAGTGCTACCGCTTTATCAGGCTACGTACTGATGACCGCCGGCCTGTCGATTCGCATTGTCATCACGTTTCTCACCGCGCTCCAGGCCGGCATCGCAGCACTCCTCGGTTTTGGCGATGTAGTGCCGCAGCAGTGGAAGATCGCCCTCGTCGTAGCAAGTGCCATGATTGCCGTATTGCTGAATCAGGTTCCCTCCTGGCAGCAGGCACCGGCAGCTAATCGAGCTATGAAGGAGGCCGGCATCGAGTGATCGTTCAAGTAAGCTACCAGGCAGCGCTATGCCGTGACTCACGGTCCCGCCGTGATAGCGTGGTGTCTCGGTCAGTCCCCTCTCGCTACTCACATCGCATGTATCGGATTCCGAGAGTCTGGTAGCTTACCTGGGTGACCACTCTTGCCACGCTCGATAACGGAATTACGCTTCCGCTCTGCAACGAGCATCGCAAGCTAGCCGTTGACCACGTACTCCGCCGCAAACGCAGCAAAGCGGAGTGTGGCGTCTGCGTGTTCACGCGCAGGCTTCTTCGTGAGCCAGAGCGACCCTGCATTCGAGGTAGTGAGAAAGATTGCCTGGTGCAGCTTCAGTGCTACGGGAGGGGGGCAGCGTCCGGGCCAGCGGTTGTGAGGGTGCTCCGTGCAGGCAAGATTCAGATTATTCTTCGCGCGTCGCTAAACACGTATGATGGTGGGCAGTACATGTGGAACTCGATTCCAGGCTATGAGATATACGGCGACCTGGAGTTCGATGTACCTGCTGACGTGGAAGTGTTTGCGATGCGGAGGGAGCGCGGTGAGCTATTCCAGTACCACATCGTGAACGGCACCATGAAGCGCCTTCAGGTGTCTGTTTCCTCGTTCGGTGGTGTGACACGGTGGGTAGCACCTACCACCACCATCAGCAATTCAAACACGGTTACGCTTGCTGGCTGGCCGCTTGCCGCTAATTCAAACTCGCTTACCGCCAAGCTCCTGTACGAGGAGATATGACTCGCCCTATTGCCTTTCAGCGTCCAGATCAGCGGGTGGTGGAGCTTCTGCCCTGGTCGGAGGACGACCTGGCAATAATGGCACAGGTGACAGAGGCAGATATCCAGCACGCCCGGCTGGTTTGGCGCGATATGCTGCCGAGGCGATGGCGGCTCCTCCTGGACGCGCGCCGTGCTTGACAGCGAATATCGCGTCTACCTCATCCGAACCAGCGCAATGCTGATGGTGTTCGACCGAGATGGCAAGCAGATTCCGCATCTCCAGGGACCGGTTGAGACAATGGCAGAGAAAGTGCTGAAGATTGTCCCGGAGGAGCACTGGCACGTCTGCGACTTCCGAGTGCTCAGTTGAGTGCCGTTCATCTGGGACGGACAGCGCTACGTCTATCCGAGTGGCAACCCGGTTCCGTGGAGCCAGATCGACCGCGTGCTCGACGGAGCTATTGCCCAAAGCGCTCAGCGGATCACAGCTATGACCGAAGCGCTCCAGGCTGGAACCGTGCGGCTGGCCGACTGGCAGCAGGGCATGGCTGCTGAGATCAAGCTCCTGCACGTCGGAGCGGCAGCGATGGGCAATGGAGGCTGGAGCAATATGACGCAGTCAGATTGGGGATGGGTCGGCTCCCGACTCCGCTCGGAGTACGGGTTCTTGCGGAACTTCGCTCACGACATAGCCTCCGGTGACCAGGCGCTTGATGGTCGCCTGCTCCAGCGAGCAGCCATGTATGCCGATGCTGCGCGGGGGGCGCAGCGGGAGATTCAGCGACGTTCAGCCATGCTGTATTACGGAGCTTCCGAGGAGCGGAACCTGCTCGGACCGGCGGAGCATCACTGTCCTGACTGTCCAGCGCTCTCGGCGCGCGGATGGGTAGCGATTGGTTCACTGCCCGCCGTAGGAACGCGCTCCTGCCTGAGCCGGTGCAAGTGTCGCATTCAAACCCGATGACAGAATCCGATAGGGAGGCAGTCGCGACCATTTTTGTGTTCATCTGCCTGTTCGTCCTAGCCTGTATCGGCCTCCTGATTTTGGGCGTCGTGATCGGACTGGCGTACCGATTATTCACGTGGTCCGCTGGCTTCCCGTGAACGTCGATCCGCTGAACCCGACAAACGCTCCGATGCCGGCTGACCTCATGCGGCTTGGTATCCGGTGGGTCCGTCTGGTGTCACGCCGGGGCGTGGAGCAGTACGTCAACTGGATGCAGGTGGCCGGGATCATGGTGCTCGCGGTGGTGACGGAGCAAAGCGGTGGGTATCTCTGCCCTGCCGATGTGTACCAGATCGGCAACGAGCCTGACGTGCCTGGCACTGACGACTCTATGTCTCCTGGTGCGTACTGCTCATACTTCCGCCTGTACCGCGAGACATATCCCGACCTGACGATGATCGGAGCCGGCCTTGGCTCAGGGCTGACCGCTTACTGGAAGCAAGTTATGCAGGGTGGTGGACTTTCAGGAGCTTCCGGGTTTGCAGTACATCCGTACGCCAAGACTGCTTCGCAAGCTCGCCCGCTGCTCAACCAGTACCGAACGCTGTCGCCCAATCTTCCGCTGTGGTGTACCGAGATCAACCGACCAGCGCCGGAGCTACCCGAGTTTGCCGCAATGCTGAAGTCGCTCCCGGTCGTAATGTGGGCATGGTTCTGCTGGTCGGAGGAGTTCGCGCGACAGGCAGGCATCTATCCGCTCGATGAGCGGCTAAAGCGCGTGCTCGGAGCGTGTCTGTGAGAGAGAATTTACCGGTGCCGGGAAAATCTGATGGTTGAACGCCCGGTCTACGTCACCGATGCTCCAGGGTATGAGCGTCAGGAGCTACGAGCCATGCGGGAGGTTAGCTGTCCTCACTGCGGCTACTTCCTGGCTCGCATTGACGCCCCGTGGGGCAAGGTGAGAGCCTATTGCCGGGGCTGTCGCCAGTACCGAACGGCATACCTCGGTCGTCCTACATTGACGGAAATACGACCTGGTCTGTAGAGTAGTCGCCAACTAAACAAAGCGGACTACGGGTCCACCAATGCCCAATGCGCCCACGAGGTGCGGGCAGGTGGACTTTTTCTTTGCCCGAAGTCGAACAATTCGCAACAGCGCTCCAGATCAAGGCAGTCAATACGGAGCAGCGCCTGATCGAGGGCTATGCTGCCGCGTTCGGCAACCGTGACCGCACCAACGACATTATCGAGCCGCACGCCTTCGACCGAACGCTCGGGGAGCACAGGGACGTGCTGGTGTTCCTTGGTCACAACGCTACGGGACTTCCGTTAGGCGAGCCAGTCGAAATCCGCGCCGACGACAAGGGATTGTTCACGCGGACGAAGATTTATCCCACCACACAAGGCGACGACCTGCTCCAGGTCGCCAAGGCGCGTATGAGTGCAGGGAAGTCTCTCGGCATGTCCATCGGCTTCCGCACTCGCCAACACAAAAGCGGTGCGCGCACCAAAGAAGGTCCGACACGCCACCTACTGGATATCGACCTAGTGGAGTACAGCTTCCTGGCCTCTCCTGAGCTTGCGGCTAATCCGCTCGCCGTCACTACCAGCGTCAAACGCAATTCCTATCGGAGGAAGCCGATGAAAGTTCTCGAACGGGACGGGAAGTGGCACCTGGAGGAGGAGGACGGCAAGCTACTCGGCTCGTTCTCATCTGAGGGTGATGCGCTTGCCGCACTCGCCATGCTAGATGAGCAGAAGGCCGAGTGGACAGCGGCATACATCAACAGCCTTCCCGATTCCGCATTTGCCTACGTTGAGAGTGGCGGACACAAGGACGAGGAGGGCAAGACCGTCCCGCGTGCCTTGCGTCACTACCCGCACCACAATGCGGATGGTTCTCTGGACCTGCCGCACCTCCGCAACGCCCTCGCCCGCGCGGCAGCGAATCCATCTACCGGTGATAAGGCTCTGCCTCACCTTGAGCGCCACGCACAGGCAGCCGGTGTCGGTCAGGGAGCCAAGGACCATGACGACGCGCATGACGAGCAGTGGCAAGAGGGAGCAATTGCTCCAGGGCTGCTCCTCCAGGACATAAAGCTCCGCAGCCTTATGGAGGACATTGTCAAGGAGCAAATTGCGATGGGCGAGTTGTCCATCGACACAAAGGCTGGCCGGCGCATCAGCAACGAGAAGCTCTCGCGCCTGAAGGAAATCATTGCCCACCTCCAGGAGGTGGTGGATTGGGGCGAGTCCGTCGATCTTGGTGAGGACGGAAAAGCTCAAGTGGACTGGTATCGCACACAAGCGGACCTGTTCGAACTTCAATTGACGGAGGTCGCCTGATGCCCGAAGTGGCAACGCTACGCGAAGACCTCGGGAAGGTGATCTCCCGACTGAATTCGATCACCGAGTCCTACAAAGTCGGCTCGATGCCGGCAGACAAGCGTACTGAGTGTGATGCACTGGTCCGCAAGGGACGCGAACTCCAGACAGAGATCAGCGAAGCTCTCAAGGTGGAGGAGCGGAAGGCCGATCTTCAGAGCCTGGATGATTTCCTGAACAAGCCACAGAACACCATTCCACATGGGGTGGAAGGCGATCAGGGCGAAGGCTCCGACGAGCGCAAAGCTCTGGCGCGTGCTGGCTGGGAATTCAAGGGCGGCTCGGTCATTCGCCATACGAGCATGGGTCCGCTGGAGATGTACTCGGATGAGGTTCTGTTCGGACCAATCCCCGAGGACGACCCCACCGCCGCTGCGTATTTCAAGAGCACTCGCGCAGCAATGGGCGCTCCGTACCGCAAGGCATACGAGCGACTGCTCCGCATGACGGCTCGCGCTCCGTTCGGCATGAGCGGTATCAACTTCCTGTCCATCGCTGAGCAGAAGGCACTCTCCGAGGGTCTTGACCCGAGTGGCGGCTTCCTGGTTCCGCCAGATGTTCAGGCTGAGCTTCTGGTCCGTACGGCGCAGATGGCAGTATTCCGCAGCAACGCTCGCGTGCAGAACACGTCACGCGACGTGCTCCGCTGGCCGAAGGTTGCGGCGGCGTCTGCGACAGCCGGCGGTTTGTCGGCAGGTGGTGGCTCCGTTTTCTCGTCAGGCTTCATCGGATCG